TAGGGATTTGGATTTAAATTTTAATATCCATCCAGTCCGTAAAGACATAAATCGTCACATAGGCGACAAGGCAGTAATAAATTCTATAAGAAATTTACTGTCAACAAACAGTTACGAACGTCTTTTTAATCCTTCTTTTGGATCAAATATTCGAGCTTTATTGTTTGAAAATCTTGACATGATTACTGCGATAAACATGGAAAAGATGATCCATCAAACGATTGAAAACTATGAACCAAGAGTTAGTCTTTCCAGAGTTGTGGTTGTTCCAAATGATGAGGCAAATGCCTTCAACGTTCGAATTGAGTTCTTTATTATCAATAGACCAGAACCAGTAACAATAACATTTCAACTAGAGCGATTACGATAATGGCAAACAGATTAACAGTCACAGATTTAGACTTTGATACAATTAAAACCAACTTAAAATCTTTTCTGAAACAGCAATCTCAGTTTCAGGATTATGATTTTGAAGGTTCTGGTTTAAGTATTCTGCTTGATGTTTTGGCTTACAATACACATTATAATGCCTATTATTTAAACATGATCGCAAATGAAGCATTTTTAGATACTGCTCTTTTAAGAGAGTCTGTAGTATCTCATGCTAAGTCATTAGGATATATACCACATTCAAGACGTCCTGCTGTTGCAAACGTAAATATTGCGGTTACTGTTACTGGTAACGATACCCAACAATCTTTGACTATTCCAACAGGATGGCCGTTACAATCAAATTTAATTGATAATAGATCGTATGTTTTTAATGTTATCGATTCAATTACAGTTTCTAGAACTGGAAATCAATTCCTGTTTGACAATGTTCCAATTTATGAAGGTGAGATAATTAATTTCTCCTCTGTTCATGATACGACTACAAATCCAAAAAATATATTTACAATACCAGATGTGAATGTTGATACTGCAACCTTAAAAGTTACAGTTCAAAATTCTATTTCTAACTCATCCATTGAAACATATAGTCTTGCTACAGACTCACTAGAAGTAAATTCTGATTCTGCTGTATATTTTTTACAAGAAGGATTTGATAGAAAGTTCCAAATTTATTTTGGCGATGATGTTATTGGAAAGTCTATACCAGATGGAGCAGTTGTAAATATTCAATATTTGGTGACTAATGGAGAAATTGCAAATAAATCTAGTTCATTTGTTCCTTTATTAGACATTTCAGGATTTACAAATATTGATGTTTCTGTAAATGCTGTTGCTGCTGGTGGTGCTGAAAGAGAAAATGTTGATAGTATTAAATACTCATCACCATTGCAATTTGCTACTCAGAATAGATTGGTAACTTTAAAAGATTATGAGTCGTATATTAAGAAAAGTTATCCTAGTATTGACTCAGTTTCAGTATGGGGAAGTGAAGATGATATACCAGCATCTTATGGTAAAGTAATTTTATCTTTAAAACCAAAAGAAAATTATTACATTTCTGAATTAGAGAAACAAAGAATTATTGATGAAATTATTAAACCAAAATCTATTGTTGCAATTCAAGCAGAGATACGTGATCCGGAATATCTTTATATTCTAGTAAATAACTATGTTAAGTATGATAAAAGAAAAACTACAGATACTCCAGAACAAATAAAAACAAAAATAAGAGATGCTGTAAGCAATTATAGAAATGTAAATTTAAATAGATTTGCTGGAAGATTTGTTTTGTCGAAACTTCAAGATGCGATAGACTCAACCAATCCTACAGCTATAATTGGTTCTGAGACTACGGTAAGAGTTCAAAGAAGATTCGAACCAACAATAAATGAACTAAAAACATATACTGTGGACTTCAATGTTCCATTACATCGTGGTACTCTGACGAATAGATTAACTTCAACAGAATTTGATGTTATTGATTTTTCTGGAACAGTTAGAAAAGTAACATATGAAGAAGCTGCTGAAACATATACCGGTGTTGAAGCAATACAAGTCATCAACTCAGGAACAAATTATACTTCTCCACCAACTGTTACAATTTCTGGCGATGGAATTGGTGCCACTGCAAGAGCTGTAATTGTAAATCAAAGAGTTGAAAGAATTGAAGTAATTAATAGAGGTTACAATTATACAAGAGCTGTTGTTACACTTTCAGGAGGTGGTGGAAATGGTGCAGAAGCATCAGCCATCGTAACAGCAAGAACAGGATCATTAAGAACTGTTTATTATGATGCTGATGCACAGAAACAAATTGTAAATGAAAATGCTGGAACAATTAACTATGAAACAGGTAGAATTGTTCTGACTGATGTTAATATTAAGAAAATATATTCTTCAGACAGTTTTATGCGTTTGACTATTGAATCAGAAAACGGAATTATAGAGACAAAACGAAATACTGTTATTGATATTGATACGAACGACTCTGCTTCAATAACTGTAGATTTATCTGAAATAAATGACTAACTTTAAACTATCAAATTTAGTATCTTCTCAATTACCGGATTTTGTTCGTGAAGAACATCCGAAGTTTGTTGATTTTTTAAAAGCATACTATGAGTTTTTAGAAGAACAACAAGGTACTAACAAGAATGATTTAATTTCAAAATCTAAAGATTTACGATATCTTTCAGACGTTGATAAATCTTTAGATGATTTTGAAAACAACTTCTATGAGAAGTTTGCTTCTCTTTTGCCTAGAGAAACAGAAGTAAGAAAAGACATTCTGTTCAAAAATTTAAACAGATTATATCTGTCAAAAGGTAGTATTGAGTCATACAAGTTTCTTTTTAGATTATTGTTTAATGAAGAAGTTCAGATTATAGAACCAAAAAATGAAGTTTTAAGAGCTTCTGCTAGTGTTTGGTCTGTAGAAAATTCTTTACGTATTGATCCAAACGAACTATACCTTGTTCATACTGGAAACGGATCTAGAACAACATTTTTATTACCCAGTTCAAATTTTAGTGTAAGAACGGTTTTAATAAACGATGTTCAAACAAATGATTACTTAATAAATCAGGCGTACAAAAAACTAATCTTCAATACTGCTCCGGCAAATAATGCAATCATCAAAATCTATTTTAATGACTTTGATTATAGTTTATTAGTAAATCGTAAAGTTACTGGTAAAACTTCAAGAGCATCTGCAATCATTGAACGTTTCGCGGTTAGTTTGATCTCAAATAGAAATATTGAAGATTTATATGTCAACTCGAAAACATTAGTAGGAAACTTTGAAAATGGTGAATATTGTATTACTGATATTATCGTTGATGATACTCTACTTGTTTTTGAACTTTTGACTTCATCGGCTCTTCGTTCTATTAATGTTGTTGAGGGTGGATCAAACTATGCAAACAATGATCTAGTTATCATTTCTGGCGGTGGTGCAGAACAAGAAGCTGTTGCTATTATTGACGAAGTATTTGCAGGAACTGCTGATACAATTACAGTTCAAAAGATGGGAGCAGGATTCTCAGTTGGTGGAATTATTGATACTCTAGATCCACCACTTGCAGTTAATGGAACTATATCCACTGTAAACACTAGTGGTTCAAATGTAATTAATAGTTACACTATTCTTTCAGATACGTTAATTGCAAATGTTGCTGGATTAACTATCGATGCTGCTGATTACGGTATTCCAGGAAAAACAATTAGTAACACTTCGAAAATTGTAGAGTTGATGAATCCAAGAACTATCACTGTTGGTGGTATAAATTCTTGTTTAGTTATCTCATCAAATACCGTATTGAATGCTGTTCCAATAGTTGAAACACAAGGTGCCACATTTCAAATAGCAAATGCAACTCATTCAATTACCGGATTTAAATCTATTGGTGGATATCAGATTTTAAGTAAGGGTACAGGTTATCGTATTGGAGATGAAGTTATTTTTGGAGCAAATCCACCATTAACAGCCGGAGTTGGTGCTGCAGCAAGAGTCACTTCTGTTGATAATGGTGGTGGAATAGAGAAGATTGCAATTGAACCAACTAGAATTACTGGAACAGTGAATGTTGCTGCGAACAGTCATATTATTATCGGAACTGGAACAGATTTTAATTTAGAACTGTCTAATGGCGATATGATTATGGTAAACGGAGAAGTTGCGTTTATCAATTCTATTTCTACTAATGGATTGGTTGCAAATGTAAATTCAACTTTTACATATATTACAACCGACTCAGATATTGCTCTTG